TTATCCGGGTAGAGAACGGGCCGGTGCTTGGCATACCGGAGGAATGATCACTATAAACTACCGGCCAACGCCGAAACAGTCAGCATTTCACGCATCGAACGCGAACGAGATACTGTACGGCGGCGCGGCTGGCGGTGGCAAGACGAAAGCATTGATCATGGACGCGCTGCTTCGGTGCTTGAAGTTTCCGGGGACGACGGCGGCAATATTCCGGCGGACATACCAGGAGCTTGAGGACACGGACATCAAGGAAGCGAAGGCGAGCTATCCTTCCGAGATAGCGACATACAACGCGGGGCGACACGAGTTTCGGCTTCTGAACGGGAGCAATATTCTGTTCAGGCATTGCGAGCATGAGGGTGACAGGTTTAACTATTCGGGCATTGAGATACAGTTCTTGTACTTTGACGAGCTGACGAGCTTTGAGCAAGCGATCTATGACTTCCTGAAAACGCGCTTGAGGGCGAAGAAGTCCCTGGGCGTAGTGCCGATTGTGCGTTCTGCCTCGAACCCCGGCAATATAGGGCATGGCTGGGTGAAGAAGATGTTCGTGGACGCAGGGCCGTACATGTCCATCCAGGAGCAGGAAATATACTCCGAAGCGCTGCACAAGAAGCGGACGATACGGACGCAGTACATACCGGCGCTGGCAACGGAGAACCCGTTCATTACCGAGGATTATATATTCCAGCTTGAGACGAAGCCGGACGCGCTGCGGCGGGCCTTGCTGAACGGCGACTGGGACAGCTTCGAGGGCCAGGTGTTCACGGAGATTGTGAACGACCAGAAGCATTATCATGATCGGCTGTGGACGCACGTGATCGATCCGTTCGATATCCCGCTGGATTGGCCGCGATACATGAGCTTTGACCACGGGTATACAAAGCCGTTCAGCGTCGGCTGGTGGGCCGTAGACCATCAAGGGCGCGTGTATCGGTACAAAGAATGGTATGGGTGCAAGCCCCGGCAGGCGAACACTGGGCTTGAGTACACGCCAACGCAGATTGCGCAAGGGATTATCAGCCGCGAAGCGCAGGAGGCGGCGGACTGCCTGACCATAGACCGGATAGCAGACCCGGCGATCTTCGACAAGAGCCGAGGCGACAGTGTGGCCGACCAGATGCGGCCCAACGGCGCACACGATGGCGTGTATTTCAGAAAGGGCGACAACACCCGGCTTGCCGGGAAGATGCAGCTTCACGAGCGCTTGCGCTTTGACCCTGACGGCAGGCCGGGAATTTATATATTCAACACGTGTCAGGACTGGATACGGACGGTTCCCGTGCTTCCGTACTCCGAGACGAAGCCGGAGGACGTGGATACAGACGCGGAAGACCACGCCTACGACGATACCAGGTATTTCCTGATGGCACGGCCTGTAACGCCCAAGAAAAGGCCGCAACCGGAGCCTGTTTTCTATGACCCATACGAGAGGAGCAATTCATGACGTTCATAAGCGACGCGCAGCCTCTTAAGGCGGAAGAGAAAGCGCTTGTAGAGGAAATATACAAGCGCCTGGAGATTTTCGAGCAGGCGAACCGTCCGTACCACGAGGAAGCAAAGAAAATGCGGGAGGTTGTCCGTTTGCGCGACCCCGAGCAAGACAACGGGCCGGACAAGAAGACCTTGCAGCTGCAAACCCTGAAAAGCACGATCAATAACTGCGTTGCAGACCAAATGCTGAACCTTCCCGAGGCGAAACTGATACCCGAGCGCCCCGACCAGCAGGAAATCGTGGACGACCTGCAAGACCTGGTTCACTACAACGTATATGAAGTGAATAATTATGAACGCATCCACCGCAGACGCGCAGAGGACTTTTACGGCGCGGGTACAGTGGTTACACAGGTCGCCTGGGATCAGGACTTGTGCTTTGGCAAGGGTGACGCGGCGATCATCCGCTGGCCCGTGGAGGCGTTCCTGTGGGACCCGCAGGCAACGGATATCCAGGACGCCCGCGCCGTGATCAAGGTAAGCTGGCATCCGCTTAGCTGGTATCGGGCGCACTATCCCGAGGCCGCACCCTACGTGAACGGCGAGGAAGGGCAGTACAACAGCGTTGGCATGTCCGAATCCCAGCAGAACAAGCAGACCGGAGACGAAGACCGCGCAATGATGCTGGAATACTGGTACAGGACATACGACGCGCCGAGCCGCCGATACAAGATCAATGTTGCCTACTGCGCGGGCGGCGCGTTGCTGGAGCGCAAGGACGACGTATACATGCACGGCATGTACCCGTTCGTGATCGACGTTCACGACAACGTGGAGGGTTCGCTTGCGGGCGACGGCCTGGCAAGCGAGCTTACGCCCATGATGCGGTATATCAACCGCTACGCCCGGTACATCGATACCAACCTGCGCATGAGTTCCAAGGGCCGCATGGTCGTTCGCAAGAACAGCGGGATAGACCGCGAGGCCATAGCCGACTGGGAGCAGGATATTGTCGAGGGCGACAGCGTTACCCAGGGCGAGGACTGGAACTGGATACAGCATACCCCATTTAATGGCATGATATCCAACCAAATGCTGCAATTCCAGGCCGACATGAAAGCCGACGCGGGCGCGAACCAGTTTACACGCGGCGAGACTACCGGCGGCATTGTATCCGGTAAAGCCATTGCAGCCCTGCAAAGCGCGGGCGGCAAGGTGCAGCAGATGCGCACTTATGACCTGAATAACGGCTTCAAACAGATTGTCATGCAGATACTCTGGCTTATGGCCGAGTTCTACGACGACAAGCGCGTTGTCATGGTCACGGGCCGCCGGGACGGGCAAATGCGCAAGATCACGGTTGATCTGCTGAAATTCTTCGGCATTTCCCGTGGGAAAAAGAACGTGACCCCGCCGCCCTACACGGTAGAGGTCGAGGTCGTCAGCCGTGACCCCGTGCGCGTGGACGCCATGAATGAAATGTACATGCAGGCGTACACGATGGCAGCCCAGGCACAGCAATACTTCCCGCTGTCCGCGCTGTTCCGCATCATGAATGTGGAGGGCAAGGACAGGCTTTTGCCGATCATCGAGCAGAACGAACAGCAGCAGCAGCAGATGGCAGAACTGCAATCGCAGAACCAGCAGATGATGGAACAGCTTGCGCAGATGCAAAAGGAAAACGACGGCCTGCGCAACGCCTCCACGGAAATGGCGAACGCGCTTGCGGGCGTGGGCGGTTTTGGCCCCGACCAAACCAAGGTCGCCACAGCGGGCGGCGGCCCCGGAACAAACGCCTCGCTTGCCAACCGTATGCAAATGCTGAACATGATGCCAGAAATGGCCGAATAAAAGGCCGTTCTGATATACCACCCGCGCCGCGATTTCACGGGCGGATGAAAGGAGTAACCCTATGGAAACAACGGTCGAAATGAACGTGCAGGGTCTTGTGCCGGACGACGCGGCATTGCAGCCCCAGCAGGAACCGGAAGCGCCTCTTACGGAGGTAAACGATCAGCAGCCCGAACAGCCCGTACAGCAGCCGAAAGAACCCGGATATGTGAAGATGCGGGTGGACAAGGCGGTGACAAAAGCGCTCCAGGAACAGGAGGCGCGGCTTCGCGCCGAGTTCGAGGCAACGCTTGCGCCGCTGCGCGAAAGCATGTATGAGCGCCAAGCCAATGAGCTGGTGGCTTCCGGCGAGTTCAAGAGCAAGGAAACAGCGCTGGAGTATGTTCGCCTCAAGGCAGGCGTGGGCGGTACTGAAAAGCAGACCGCACCGGAACAGCAACCCAGGGACGAGCACGGAAGATTCGTCTCCAATCCCCAGCCGGAAGAAAACGAAGAAACCAGGGTTCGTGCGAACATCCTGGCGAACCAGGCCGAAAAGATCAAGGAACGCCGGGGCCTTGATGTAATGCAGGCTTTCCAGAACAGTCCCGGAATCCAGCAGAAGGTTTTAAGCGGCGAGTGGGACTTCTACGACGTCGCGGAGGCTATGAACTCCTCAAGAGTGCCGACGCCCATACGCTCTGCGAATGGCGGCAGTTTTGAGGGCCTTAGTATTTCCCAAATGTCCGATGAACAATTCGACTTGCTGAACAAAAGCCTTGCTGCGGGGAAAACCTACAGATAAGGAGAAAGAGACATGGCAGTTTTTGACCATCTCAATTACACGTATTCCTCGGGCGTAGCCCCGTCCGTAATCCAGTATTTTGACCGCGAAGTCCTGCGCATTATCCAGCCCGAAATGGTGCATAACCGCGACGCGCAGAAGCGTACCCTGCCTCTCAACAACGGCAAGACTGTGCAGTTCAGGCGCATTA